TTATATTTAGGTATGGTCATTGTCCCCTTCCTTAAATCCTTTCATGATTAATTGTTTTCTATTTTGTTCATCATTATAAACTTGATTAATTAATTTGTCAAGATACCATCTTGCTTTTCTTAAATCTTCAAGTGGATTACCTTTGTAATCATATCTCCAAAGATACTTAACAACATTTGCTTTTAAGTACCCTAGAAATTCTTTGTCTGACATTGATGCTTCAATAGCTTGAATACATTCAATGCCATGCTTATTGTAGTGTCTAGGATTATTTACATTATCATATTGTTCAGTCATATTTTTCCTTTCTTTTAAACAACTTTACATATTAACATTTGTGGGTGTATATTACTTTTATAACATACTTCTTCTGGTGCTTTAAGTTTTTTATTTGCACACCCAGTTATAAATAATATAATAAATATTAGCATCAATATAATTGCACAAAGTTTAGCTTTATCTTTTGCCATAATAAGTTAACTCCTTTTTTTTCTTTTTAGGTTTATATCTATTTTGTATAGATGAGTATAAATGTCCATAAGTTTTATCTTTTCTTTTTTCAAAGAAAGTTTTTGGGTATTCACAAGAAATTCTTTCAATACTAATCTCATCAGGTTGGGCATCAACTATTTTTTGCACTTGTTTTTCACACTCCCTATAAACTTTAGGTATTACTTTTTGATATAATCTATTGTTATATTCAAACCAGATTGTTATAAAAAATACATCAAACATTTTATTCCCTTATAGGTACAACACAATTAGGTTGAATGATAACTGGTTTAGGTACTGGGTCAGGCATATTTATATTTGTAATATATCTTTGTCTAGCCAAATGATGTACCCACCCAATACACATATAACCTGAATAAGATAATTTCTTTCTATCCATATTTAATTTTTTAAACTCTTCTTCAGCTATTACTTTTACTTTATTACAGTCAGGTAATTGCTTAACAAACTTTTCAACATCACCAGTAGGTGAAGAGAAAGTTAAATACAATGCAAAGATTTCTTTTATCATTTGTCAAGTTCCTTTGTCACACATTTTTGTTTATAAAAAACATTACCTAGTAATGTGATACTGGCATTGCCTGAGTCAGCTTTAGTCTTTCCAACATATTCCCAACGACAATTCATAGTCTTGTTATTGTTTGCTCGTTGATAAAAAAAGTCAATGTTATCAAGGGTATAGATGTTAAATATTATACCAAATATTAATGTTTCAACTCCCATTTATTTTCCTTTCTATTATTAATATACATATACAACTTGTGGTAGTGGTGTATGGTCACTCCTTCTGTCCACATGGATAAAAGTTTTAGCAACACCTACAGTCCAACCCAAATCTATTGCTCGTTTAATTAAATCTTTTCTAAAGACTGAATTAGGTATAGCAATATCAACTGCACAAGTATCTGTGTCCCATTTATCATTACCAATTTTATGGAATGAGTTAGGACTTGCAGGATAACCACGATTTCTTAACCAGTCATTGTGTTCTTGTGAACGACAACAAGAAGTTATCTGTAATGGTTCACCTACATTCTCTCTTAAATTTATTAAACAATTTAAGAAACCTTTTTGTAAAATAATATCCTTTGAAGTAGGACATTGTAATTCTTTTTCACTAAAGTATTTATTATCATAGTAGTTAAGTCTTTCTTTCATCATCTAGTTCCTTCCTTAACTCTTTAATTCTTTTATAAGAAGTATAAAGTTGTTTAGTTAATGTTTGTATTTCTTTTATATATAAGTTTTTATTTATCATTTTTTTTATTTACCTTTCATAAAGGTTTATAAAACAATTATACACCCTTCTCGTTTCTTATGTCAAACTAAAAGTGCAATAGTCAAATTACTGACACAATTTGTTGTATGATTACAACAGTTATTTTTTCTTTCTCCAATCTCTTTTGTCACCTCTTGGTGTTTGTATTTGTTTCTCACAAGCATAGCCACTATGTGTAGTGATAACCATTTTTTCTTTATCAGTACAAGTATAATAACATTTAACTCCATCTTCACCTTGAAATAGTTTTTTTTCTTTTGTTAATCTACAAGTCACAAAGTATTGGTTTCGTTCATCATAAAGTTTACCTTTACCAGTCCACTTATAACTCCAACTCTTTGCATCAACAACCAAAGATAAGTATATTATAATAGTTAATATAATTTTACTCATCATATGTTTCCATATAAAGTTCTATCTCTTCAGGTGTCATAAGATTGACAAGTATTGGTGTGTCTTCACCTATGTACGCACCTTCAATGTTAAAGTCTACAAATTCTTTTGCATCTTCATAAGACATATCGTCCCTTCTAACTAATTTAGTTATCATTCTGTGCTTATCATATATAAATACATCTAACATACCACTGCGTGTACCTACACCTATGATACAGTCATCATAATCGTCCCATATTTTCATCACTCAATCCTTTCTTTTATTGCAAGTTGTCGTAGCCATTCATTGCCACCAAAAGGGAAAGCTATAAAACATTCGTACAAAAACTCTGCTTGTTTTATACTTATGCTTTTAGTAGACACAACACTAATATCTCTATAGTCATCTTGCTCACCACCATTGCCATCTTCTATGGAATCAGGAAACATATCTCTGATTAGTTCTTTCTTATCTCTCACATCAGTATCATCTTGATGTATGAGATAGTCATTGTACTCATTGAAACCATCAATGATTTTATATTGTACTAATATTGGCATTACTTACTCCTTTCTATTACTTCAAGATGATTAACGAGCATATCCAAACCATCACACACACCTTTATATTCTGCTTGTGTTTGGCTATCATTAACCCATTCATCATCAGATTTAATATCTATTACTATATTTTTTATTCGTTCTAGTGTTATAGGTTTACTCATCTCTCATCTCCTCAATCATTGCATCAATTTCTTCTGCACAGAAACCACAGACCCAACCTTCAACATAACCATCATCTCTAGGGTATCTATTAACAAATCTACCACTACCAAAGTGGCAAGGTTTATCACACTCTACACATATTTGTGAATCAAATAAATCTTTACTCATCACTATCCTCCTCTCTTTCATCTGCATCATCAATGATATATTTGTAATGTTTAGGTAGATTGAGAACATCAACAACGCAACCTCCTTCAACTTTAATTATTATTTCTTTACTCATCACTCATCTCCTTTCTCGTACTCTATTTGTTCTTGCAATGTGTAATTCATTGCAGTTAATAATATATGTTGAGCAGACGCAGTTGAAGGTGCAGTATCGTGTATGAATTGAGCAGATGTATCTGCTAAAGCATACGCAATGTCAAAGCTATGCGTCTTTCTTTTGATATGTTTGTTAATTACTTTCTCTAAGTCTTTAGCTACAATGTCTATACCAAACTCTGCATCTATAACTTTTTCTTTTTGTTTCTTTCTATGTTTAGAAAGCATTCGTTTAGTTTTAAAATCAATTACTTCAGTCATAGTTATACTCCTTTCTTTAGTTTGTCTATTACTTCAGGTGTTTGTTCAACAATAGATTCTATTTGTTCATCTTGAACATCAGTAGGATTACCAAAGTTTAATTCATCATAATCCCCTGCCCAAACTTTTTCTTCAGCTTCTTCTTCAGAGTCAGCTTCTACTATGCATTGCCATTCAGCATTAGCATAGGTTGTCACAAGATATTTTTTCATTAGTCTTTTCCTTTCTGCCATTTATATATTAATGCTAATAATAAATCAGCACAATCTTGTCTACCATATTGAATGAAATCATCTTTGTTTTCACAAAAATTTTTATCATACAGTTCAGTTCTATCTATTTCGTTTCGCAACCATAATTTTATTTTATCTAAAACTATGGTTTCTTCTTCTATTAATTTATTATTTGATATATTCATAGCTATACTCCTTTCATTTTAGTTAGTGTATCATAGATACTTGGATTCTCCAAGATAAATTCTTCACCATCTTGATAAAATGTAATCTCTTCATTATCGTAGGCATCATCAATGATGAACTCGTCCACACCCATATCAAGCAACTGATTCTCAGTCATTTGTTTGCGTGTTTCTTCTGCCACATTTATTAATATAAACTTTTTATTATTCATAGCTTTACTCCTTTCTAATCTAAATTATTATTTATAAACCAATCATTCACATAACCTTTGGAGGGATAATTTGAAATACTTTCTTCATCATCATCAAAGGCAGAACAATCAAACCAGTCTATCATTTTATATCTTGGTTTAATGTGGCAGAACATTCTAGAATAAATTCTAATGTGGCAGTAATCTACTGCTTTGAATTCTTCTAATGCTTTATGATAATTCTTAGTTTTACCATAATATTCGTTTGGTTCATCTGCACTAGCAAAAGATAATAAATGATTATCTTTGATTGCTTGTTTTATTAATTGTTTAGTCATAGTCATAGTCCTTTCTATATTGGTAGCACTTGGTTGCTATGCCATAAGGCATACATAGCTAGACCAAATGCTAATATTAATTTTAATAAAAATCTATCTTCCATAGATAGACTCCTTTGCCTTTTCAATAAAGGCATATTCTTTTTTCCATTCATCTGTACCTGCTATTAGTTCGTGATAGCTTACCACATCTTTAACATAGATGTCGCCATACTCCCACGAACCATAGGTATAAGGTGAACGACTCGCAACATACCACCTAGCATATTGATTCTTACTTTCATTTTCTTTTGTCTGATAAGTTTTTAAAACTCTATGCTCAAAGTTTGTTGCTTCATTTTTATAGACTGCATAAGGTGAATCCACCTTTACAGTCTTACCAAATTTATTTTTTGCCATTGATTAACTCCAAAAAGTTTTTTGCCAGAGAGTATCTACCTTGTTTCCACTCTCTTATCAGTTCATTATTAACTGGTGGGTCTGTCTTATCATTTTCAAGGATAACTTCACACCAAATTTTTATATCTTTAAGTTTATATTCTGCGTCTATCATTTTCTTTTTCGTCCTTTCTTTCTTTTGCGTTTAAGTTTAGGTTTCATTTTAATATTATTAAAATGTTTGTCAAGTTTTTTAAAGAAACTATCATTAATAATTTCATTTAATTGTTGGCAGACATTTGTAGGTAGGTCTGAGCTTCCATATAACTTTATGGAACTACTCATCATCACGCACTCCACACCTAGCCATAATGTGTGACCTTGCGTCTTCTCTTTTGTGATAGCCAAACTTTTTAACTACCTTTGTGAGAATATCTGACATTGCCCAACCCCTAATCTTAGGGTCAGCTTTGCCTTGAGCCATTAGTTGCTCAATATATTTATATAATAATTCATTATTCATTTTATTTTTTCCTTTCTTTTTTATTAGTATGGTAGTTCGCTTTGTCGTAGTTCCTGAACATCTTCTTCAAGAATGTCGTGTAAATATTTATCTGCAAATTCATCAAAGTATTCTGCTTCTTCAGAAAGCATTTGGTATTTACCAATAGGCACTTCATACATATGCCATACTGTGTCTTTGATTTTTTCAAAGAGTGCAGTAATTACTTTATCATCTGAAGCGAAGTCTTCAAAGTTAAATTTAGTTAGTGGTTCATTGTCGTATGTAAAACTTTGTAAAGTTTCATCATACAATCTAGAAAGATGATACTCCATTTCAGAGTACATTTTTTCTTGCATTATTAAATGTTGATTTGACATAGTCAAACTCCTTTCTTTGTTGTTATTCTATTGCTTCTAAAAGTTTTTCCAAAGGTGAACCTTTGAACTTTTTAGAAGTAAAAGTTTCCATTGGAAGACCCTTGTAAACAAGGGCTTTCAAATGTTTATGTTGACTACTCGTCAACTGTATGTGTTTGTATATCATTTTATTTTACTACCTTTCTTAATAGATGTATAAAATCTAATTCTTTTACATCTATAAATTGTTGTTTACTTTCACTAAACACTTTACCATTTTTTAGTATTTCAACTATGTCTTTTGGTAAAGGTTTATTTTGTTTATGAGTATTTAAAACAAATTTTATTAAGTTTTTTATTTTCATTTTTCTTTTTCCTTTCTTTGTTTGTTGTTTATAATACCATAGTAATCAAGACTTTTTGAATTGTCAAATGTTTTTTTATTTTTTTTATATTTTATTTCTTTATATTAATTTATTTTATTATTCATAAAATCTATGTTCTACCTTTGTTCTATGTCAAAAGATTGACAATTAAATGTTTTACTTTTGTTTTACCTTTGTTCTACTTTTGTTCTTATTTTTCCTTATAATGTGTTTATATCTTTTACAAATCCTCCATTTATAGCTTTTTGTAATTCAATTTCTCTTTTTTGTTTGTTCCATTTTGCTCTATATTTAAAGCGTAATAATATAGCGTTAGGTTTATTTCTTTTCCAATGTGGTAAATAGTCAATAGTATCTCCATCAAAAACTTTTAATATCTTATCTTTTATTTTAATTGTTGATGGTAAAGGTTTATTCCTTGCCACATTAACAACAACAGCTAGTGATAAACCATTATTAATAGCTTGTAATGATTTTTCTATGTCATTAGTACCATAAGAATAAACTTTATGATATATACTTGATTGTTTTCTATTATAATTTTTTGTATAGTCGTATGGTATAGGTTTAAAATCTTTTAAATCAGTTTTATTGACAATATCAAATATAATTTTATCCATTGTAGTTAATTTATTTTGATATATAACTTTTATATTCTCATAATTAATATCACTTGAAATATTTGGTCTTACTGACATAATTAGATTATTATTAATGCAATAATCTGAATACAAAAGTAAATGCCTGATAAAATTAGATAAAAATAATTGTGTATCATTAAGAAAAAATAATTTTCTATTATACATAGCATTTTTTTTATTCTTTTCATATGCTGGATTACCACATTCAAAAGATACACAATTAATTCTACAATGTTTATTTGAATTTCCACATAAAGTTATTATTTCATTTTTTTGTTTATTAATTAACTTGTTTAAATCAATAAATAAATTTAACTCATCTATTTTGTTTGTAGTATGTGGAGCTAATGATAAACCAACAGTATTTATATTTAATATTTTTTTACTCTTTAATAATTTACTACTATTTGTAGTTAATAAACCTGAAAAATTATATGTTTTATTCAAATCTATTAATTGCCTTTTATTAGCATTTAATATATTTATTTTTGTATTAGTTTTTTTATCTAATATAAAATTATTATCTAGGTTAAAAATTTTATTCTTTAGATAATCATTAATATCTATTACTTTTTTTTTCATAATTATAATTACTTATTTAAATTATATATAGATTCATTATATCCAATAACAAAACCAAGTAATTCATTAGTAGAATTAAATCTTTTTATATCATTACAATATTGATTATACCCATTATTAATAGAATATTTATTAAAAGATACACCATTTTTTTCAATATCTTTTTTTGAAATATGACCATATCCAAATTTTAAAAGATTATTTGTAAATAATGCACATTGATTTGCATAATAATATTTTTCTTTACTTTTTAAAACAAAATTAATATTTTCTTTATTAAGTTTGAATTGCAATTCACTTCTTTTGTTAAATAATTTAAAAGAGTCAATTTTCAAATCATTTTTTTTTAAAAAATCCCTATTGTGATTTAAAAAATTATCAATTTCTTCTATATTGTTTAAATCTTTTTCTAGTTGTTTATTATTCATTGTCTTA